TAACACAGCTTCTTCAGGTATCTCAGGCAAGCTCAGAGAAGCCGTTCGTATACATTACTCAGTGGGCGGAGAATGATCCGGCTGTCCTGTGGACGAAAGCTTCTACACTGTTTATGCCTGTTCTCTACAATCCGTACAGCCTGTATATTGCTACTGCTACAGAAACTGACGCAGGCGGCGCAACTGGTGCAACTGGCGCCTGATGAATATAGTATATTCATTGACGCGAAACGTATATGAATGGGTTCTTCCTTCATTAAGATCATTGGCAGAACATAATCCTCAGGCAAGGGTTTTTATCCTTGCCGAGGATAGTTCCTTTCCGTTTGACTTGCCGATGAATGTTGAAATAATAAATATTTCAAACCAGAAATATTTTCCTGATATCGGAGAACACAGAACAGAAGCGTTTGGCGGATTTATTAATCATTTAAAAGTATGTTATCCAGATATATTACCTGTAAACAAAGTTATTCATATGGACATTGACACTATTGTTTGCGATAAACTAGATGGTCTATGGAAAACTGATGTTTCTGGAAAATGGTTTGCTGCGGTTCCCGAGTCTCAAAAATGGTACAAACCATTTGGAGATAATTATTATAATATGGGTGTTGCTCTGTTAAATCTTACACAGTTAAGAAAAGATAAAATTCAGGAACAAATGATAAATTATCTTCTTACAACAGATCAGCCGTTTGCAGATCAAAATGCTTGGAATAAATATGGTTGCGAACATGACAAAGCAACAGTGCTTGATCTTCGATATAATGAAAGTATGGTAACTGGAAAAACCGATAATCCCGCAATCATTCATTATTGTGCAATACCTGATTGGTGGACTAATAAGAATATGGATAGACGGGAATATCTGGATAAATATCTGGAGAATCATTGATGAACATTCTGATAGCAGTCCCGACTTTTGAAAACATTTACCCTGATACATTCAAGTCTATTTATGATCTTGATGATCATGGTAACGATTTATCTTTTGAATATGTCAGAGGTTATGATTGCGCTACGGCAAGAAATAGGATTGCACAAATCGCGATGGATGGTAATTATGACTATGTTCTTATGGTGGACAATGATGTTGTAATCCCGCATGACGCACTTTCTTGTTTTTTAGACAATCCAAAGATGGTTACACTTGGATATTATGCACATAGAGACAACGATAATTTATATCGCGGAAGAACATGCATATGTAAACTTTTAAACGAAAATGGAAAAGCATATTACAATTATCCGCTTGAATCCGAGTATACTGCAAAAGAGATCGAAGAATTAAAGAATAATAAGCAGTATAAAGTGCAGATTCACGGAGGCGGAATGGGTTGTGCCTTCATCAATGTTGAATGTTTTCGCATGATAGAATATCCGTGGTATGACTGGGTAAATTATAAAAGCCGTGGAATGTTGTCAGAGGATTTATATTTTTGTGAACAATGCAAAAAGCGTGGTATTAAGATTTATACCGATACCAGAGTGAACTGCGGGCATATGCTTCGGCATGTTCAGTTTGTGGAGTAGAATAAAATGTTAAGATTAACGGAGATTTGTCAGGAACTGAGGAACTGGTTTGATACATATCAGGATAAATTCATTGGTGATTTTGTTGTATCAAATGGGGTTATCAGTGGAGATTCTGAATTTACATTAAAACCGAATCAGTATTACCGCATAATCGGAAGCACATTTAACGATGGTGTGCATAAATATGCCGAGAATGTGGAAGGCGATTCTCTGGTTGATGAAGAGTTTAGAGGTGTCGTATGGGCGATGGCTATTCCTCCTGCAGTCATTGCCCTTGCCGGTGAGATAGACGAGTGGATTGGGCTGTATGGCGGCGTTGACAGTGTTAATATGTCGCCGTATAACTCAGAATCATTCGGCGGGTACAGCTACAGCAAGTCTGGCGGTGGTTCAAGCACTGGAACGTCAGGCGGAAACGGCGGAACATGGCAGGCGGCTTTTGCTAGTCGTTTGAACAAGTATCGAAAGATATGAAAAGATTCATCGTTTATAAACACACAAACATTAACAACGGAAAAGCATATATTGGTATAACCAGTATAGGAATAAACAAAAGATGGAATAGCGGTCACGGATATGATTTGCAACCGAAATTTAATCATGCAATAAAAAAACATGGAGCAAAAAGTTTTAAGCATGAAATTCTTGCGAAAGATTTGACCAAAAAAGAAGCGTGCGAACTTGAAAAAATGTTTATAGCAAAATACGATACAATTAACAATGGGTATAATGTATCGGTTGGTGGTATGGACATGAAGTCCGCATATGATAAGGTTATGGTTGATAAATACAATCCTGAGACAGGCGAACTAATTTGTTCCTATAAAAGCATCATGGATGCGGCGTTTGATGTAAATGCGTCTGATTCGCATATTTCAGAAGCTTGTAGAGGTAAATTTCATGTTATAGCCGGGTATGGTTGGGCTTATCACGGTCAAAAATGGGAAAAACCCAAAAAGTATAGGCATTCAAGATGTAAGGTTGAAAAAGTCGATCAGGAAACCGGGATAGTATTAGATGTTTATAATACGTTAAAAGAGGCGGCTGAAATGAACGGAATTTCCGTATCAATGATAAGTATGTGTTGTAATGGAAAGTGTAAAAAAGGCGGTGGGTTTTTATGGAGGTATAACAATGAGTCTCTTAACAGAAGCAATGGAGCCGTGTGTAATGATGGATAAGCACACGGAGCCTGATGGTTATGGTGGATATGTTTCCACATGGACAGAAGGCGCAGAAATTGAAGCGGCTATTGTGCTCGATACATCAATGGAAGCACGAACCGCTGAGAAGATGGGTGTTACTGCATTGTATACAGTAACCACATTGAAAGCCCTTAATCTACAGTATCATGATGTATTTAAACGTCTGTCTGACGGAAAAATATTCCGGGTGACTTCTGATGGCGATGATAAGAAAACGCCAAGAAGTGCAAGCCTGAATATGCGTCAGGTAACGGCTGAGGAATGGGATTTGCAGAATGGATAAATGGGAAGGATTACAATCATTCTGGGAGTCGTTTGGAATCCCGGCATATGATGAAAACAGTGTTCCAGATAACGCAGAAATGCCTTATATAACATATCAGGCCGCAGTTGGCGGATTTGAAGATATTGTGCCGTTAAGCGCTTCTGTCTGGTATTATGGGACATCATGGAAAGATGCATCTCAAAAAGTAGACGAAATATCGAGACGGCTTGCCGGATGGACGCTTGTAAAATTAGACGACGGGCAGTATATTTTTCTTGCAAAGCAAAGAGACTCACAGTTTGCTCAGAGAATGGCGGATGAGGCTGATAATGATTTGGTTAAACGCATTTATCTTACTTTATTCGCTGAGTATTTCACTAAGTATTAAGAAAGGGTAATAACTATGGGAATGTTTACAAAGATTTCTCAGGATGCATTTGACGAGCTTCAGCTTGACGCAGGTGTTCTGCTGAATGAATTTGATCCTGAGAATCCGGCAGAGCCGACTGATGATCAGATTATTGCGGCTACTACAGGCGGCATTAATGCAACCTGTGTTCCTACATTCTCTGATTTTGGAGAGGATGTGGATAATGTGCCGCTGAATATGATGGAGTACAAGCATCTGGATGGATGGGAGTGCAAGCTTGCAACAACGGCTCTTGGGGTATCGGCAAATGCAATTAAGCTATCGCTTGGTGTTGCTGATACCACAGGAAACAAGGTAACACCGAGACGTGATCTGAAACAGAGCGACTTTGAGGATGCTATTTGGTGGGTTGGTGACAGAGCGGATGGCGGATTTGTTGCAGTAAAACTTATGCATGCGCTTTCAACTACAGGTTTCAATCTTCAGACAACGAAGAATGGCAAAGGACAGCTTTCTATTGAGTTGACTGGACATGTATCTATTGCCGCACAGAATGTTGTTCCGATGGAATTTTATTCTTATGAAGGATCAGAAGGCGCAACTGGTGCAACATCATAAAGTAAAAGGAGGGCTTTATGAAAAAACTATCTGAAGTCAGGGGAGAACAGGC